GCCCTCGCCATCCTCGACGCCCGGCGCGAGCTGCTGGCGTGGCACCTGCGCCGGACCCCTCCCGGGCGTGTGGGAGGGTGGTGGTCATGAGGCTCACGGAGGACGATCGGCAGCGGCTTACAGACTGGTGCCGCGTGGCTGGCTACTACACCCTGGCGTCCACCCTCGGCATGGCCGTGGGCACGCTCTACCAGGTGCGCCGGGGCGCTGCCCTGTCGGAGTCACGACGCAACCAGATCGTTGCCACCATCGCGCAGCCCCCGCCCCCGCGGCGCTGCCCGTGTGGCGCCGCGCTGGCGCCGTCACGCCACGCCGTCACGATCTTCTGCGACGCCTGCGCCGAGGAACGGGCGCGAGCGCCCCGGGCAACCAAACAGGCCCCGCGCCGCCGTGGTCGCCCTGTCGCCAAGCGGACGTGCCCGGCCTGCGGCGGCCCCGAGGTCAAGGATGGCCGTCTCGTGGTGTGCGTCGCCCGGTGCTGCCCGCCGAGGTTCGCATGAGCGCGCTTTTCTACCTCGGCACCCACCAACCGCACTGGCTCGCCCAGACGGACGTGCCGATGTTCGTGAGCGACGTGACCCTGCGGCAGTACAAGACCCTGCCCCGTGCCCGCGGTGCGTGGGCGCTTGATTCCGGGGGCTTCTCGGAACTCGGGATGCACGGCCGGTGGACCGTTCCGGCCGCGGACTACATCGCCCGGGTGCGCCGCTACCGTGACGAGGTAGGCGGGCTCCGGTGGGCAGCCATTCAGGACTGGGTGTGCGAGCCGTTCATGATTCAAAAGACCGGGCTTTCGGTGCGCGAGCACCAGCAGCGCACCGTCAACAGCCTGCTCTACCTGCGCGGCCAGGCCCCGGACCTGCCATGGGCGCCGGTGCTGCAAGGGTGGTCGCTCGGGGAATACCTCGATTGCGTGGAGCTGTACGAGGCCCACGGCGTCGACCTGGCTCGGGAGCCCATCGTGGGCGTCGGGTCCGTGTGCCGGCGACAGGGCACCTTCAGCGCCACGCAGATCATGGCGCATCTGGCCGGCATGGGCCTGCGTATCCACGGCTTCGGGTTCAAGACGCAAGGGCTCCTCGTCGCCGCCAACCACCTGACCAGCGCCGACTCGCTCGCGTGGAGCTACGCCGCCCGCCGGGATCGACCCCTGCCGGGCCACAACCTGCCGGGACCAGGGCGCCCCCGCGGGCACATCAACTGCGCCAACTGCCTGGAATATGCGCTGCTCTGGCGAGACGAACTGCTGACCAAACTTGGGGCCTCGCCGGGGATGCAACTGGACCTCTGGGCGAACCCCTCCTCCGGGGTCGATAGGGTGGCCTCATGAACCCGTACCTGACCAGCGGCCCGACCTGCGTTTCGTTCAGCGGCGGACGGACCAGCGGCTACATGCTGGCGCAGATCCTCGCCGCCCACGGGGGCACGCTGCCGCCGGATACGCACGTCATTTTCGCCAATACCGGCAAAGAGCGCCCGGAGACGCTGGATTTCGTCCACGAGTGCGCGACACGGTGGGGCGTCCACGTCCGGTGGATTGAGTGGCAGCGCGAGGCCCCGCGCTGGCGTGAGGTCACCTACCAGACGGCCAGCCGGGACGGGCGCCCCTTCTCCGAACTGATTGCGTGGAAGTCGTACCTGCCCAACCCGGTCCAGCGACTATGCACACAACACCTCAAGATTGACGCCATGATGCGGTTTCTGCGCGACGAGATCCGCGTTGGACCGCAATACACCTCCGTCATCGGCATCCGGTACGACGAACCCCGGCGCTGGCGGATCATTGGCCAGGACAGCCGCAACCGCCGAGAAACCAAGGTCGCCCCGCTGGTCACGGCCAAGGTGACCGAAGACGACGTGATGGATTGGTGGCGCGGTCAGCCCTTCGATCTCTCTCTCTCTCAGGGAGAGGGCAACTGCGACCTGTGCTTCCTCAAAGGCGCCGCCATCAAGGACCGCATCGTGCGCCAGCGCCCCGACCTAGCCGAATGGTGGGCCGCTCAGGAAAACCCGAAGGAGGGTACGCGCCGCCTGTGGCGCAGCACCGGGCCCACCTACGCGCAACTCCTGGACCGCGCCCGCCGACAACTCCCCCTCTTCCCAGACCTGGGCGAGTCCGAGCCGGACTGCGCCTGCACCGACTAGGACCACCATGAGCCGCCCCTGCGCCCACGCCCCTTGCGGCGCCGCCTTCACCGGCAGCGAGCGCCGCCGCTACTGTTCGATCCGCTGCCAGCAGGCCGCCCGCAACGCCGCCCGGACCCCACCGGACGCCCGGCTCCCACGACCCTGCGCCCACGCCCCGTGCGGCAAGGCGTTCGTCGGCGTCCACGGCGCCCAGCGGTTCTGCTCCCCCGCGTGTAGCCGGGCGGACCTCGCCGCGCGTCGCATCGCCGCCAACGCCCCGCGCACCCAACTCGTGCGGCAACTCAGCGAAGAGGGCGAGGCGACCCTGGCCCGGATCACCGCGCTGCTGGAAACCGCCCCGATGCTCACCGTCGACCTCGCCGCCCGGCTCGGGATGCCGGTGCAAAGCGTGGCCCGGGTCTGCAAGGCCGCTGCGTCCCGCCACGCGCTCACCCGCAAGGGCCTCACCTGGACGCTCCCGGCAGCGCCCCCGACCCCGGAGCGCCGCGGCGTCACCGTCCAGCGCATCCCCGAGCGCGGCATCGTCGTCATCACCCGCCATGCATCGCCCCGGTTCACCCGGGCCTTGAACATCCACGCGCCCCCGGCGGAAGTCGCCGCGTGGGTCGCCCGCCTGGAGAGACCATGACCCCGACCTGCCGCCTTCCCGGCTGTGGCCGCCCGGTCGCCACACCGGCCAGCCACGTCTGCCAGATCCACCAGGACCACCACACGCCCATCGTCGTGGGCCGCGCCCCGACCCACGCCGCCAACGTCACCGCCTGCCCGGCGTGCGGCGGCGCCGTGAAGCGCGAGGGAACGCTCGTGTCCTGCCGTCGTCGCCCGGCGTGCGGGTGGAGCGAGTTCGTGAGCCGCGCCGTCCGTGCCCCGGCGGACCCCTCTCCCCAGCGTGGCAGGGTGCGGCCATGACGCACAGGCAGACGTTTCTCTTTGACGATGCGGTGCCTCACCTGTCCGGGTGCGGGCTCATCTTCGACTACTTTGCCGGGGCCGGCGGTGCCTCGACGGGGATCGAGTGGGCGCTTGGCCGGTCCCCGGATGTGGCCATCAACCACTGTGAACACGCCGTGCGCGTCCACGAACTCAACCACCCACGAACCGACCATGTGCGCGTGGACGTGTGGGACGTGGACCCGGTGCGCCACCTGCCACCGGGCGACGTGAGCCTGTGCTGGTTCTCCCCGGACTGCCGGCACTTCTCCCGGGCCAAGGGCAGCACGCCGGTCAGCCGCAAGGTGCGCGGGCTCGCGTGGGTTGCCCTGCGCGTGGCAGGGCGACGACGGCCGCGCGTCATCGTGATCGAAAACGTCCCGGAGTTCGTGACGTGGGGGCCCGTGCGCAAGCGCCGTTTCGGCCGTCACAAGGGCAAGGTCATGCCGGTGTCCACGAAGGTAGGTCAGAGCTTTCGCCGGTTCATCGACCAGTTCCGGGCACTCGGCTACGTGGTCGAGTACCGCGTCCTGAACGCCGCCGACCATGGCGCGCCGACCTCGCGCAAGCGTCTGTTCCTGATCGCTCGCTGCGACGGGGCTCCGGTGGTGTGGCCGGACGCGACGCACGGGCCAGGCCGCGCCCATCCCTACCGGACGGCCGCCGAGTGCATCGACTGGTCGATCCACTGCCCGTCGATCTTTGACCGCAAGCGACCGCTGGCCGCGGCCACCTGCAAGCGCATCGCCGACGGGCTGCGCCGCTACGTGATCGAGAACCCGAGGCCCTTCCTGGCGCCGGTCGACGGCGGCCTGGTGGCACACACCATGGTCCAGACCGGGCACGGGGAGCACGACAAGCAGCGCCCCCGCAGCCTGGACCTCGGCGTTCCCCTTGGCACGGTGGTCACCTCGACCAAGCACGCCCTCGTGGCCGTGTGGCTGGCCAAGCACTACGGCGGCGTCGTGGGGCACGGCGTCGACCGACCCATCGGGACCATCACCACGGTGGACCACCACAGCCTGGTGGCGTGCCACCTGTCCACGCTCCCGATGCCGGAAGACCGGCGCAACCTCGTCGCCTCGTTTCTCACGACCTACTATGGCCAGGGCACCGGGCAGAGCCTTGACGACCCGATGCGCACGGTGGTCACCAAGGACCGCTTCGGGCTGGTCACGGTCGTGGTCGACGGGCAGACGTATGCCGTCGTCGACATCGGGCTACGGATGCTGACCCCGCGAGAACTGGCGCGAGCCCAGGGGTTCGATGACACGTTCCAACTCATCGGCACCCAGACCGACCAGGTGGCGCGCGTCGGTAACAGCGTGTGCCCTCCGCTGGCCCGCGCCATCGTTGCCGCCAACCTGGGCGAGCCGTCCCGGGGAAACGGGGTGCGGCTGTGATGCAGGGCATCCTCGAAATCCTCGCCGGTGTCGCCATGCTGGCGCTGGCCGTGTGCAGTAGCGCCGCGGTCACCGGGAGGGAGCGCCGATGACCGTGACGGAAGCCCTTGAAGCCCTGGCGGCCGTGGGCGGCGACACGATTCTCCTCGTCGCGGACCCCACGGACGGGCTAGCCGTCGTGCTGTGGTGGGAAGACCCGGCGCGACGCCTTGCCTTCACCGGCGAGGCCACCAACCTGGACGGCGACGACCTCGCCCTGTACCTCGTCAGCAAGGCGGCAAGCTACCTGGCCAACGAGGCGAACGGCCGTGGCGACCTGCGCCGAGCGGTGCGCCTGCGGACCGTCGCCGCCCAGGCAGAGAACGCCATCGGCTGACCCCTCCCGGCGGCGTGCGACAACAGGGACACGCAACGCCCGCCCGGCACGTCTGCCGGACCCGGTGCCGCACGTCCCTCATCCCATGCCAGACCCACAAGAGATCCTCGCCACCATCGCCGACATCCGCCGCGGCCTCGACACCCTGGAAGCCCAGGTCACCGGCGCCGCCCCACCGCAGCGCCAGACCGTCAACGCCGCCCTCGGCCTCCCGGAGCCCGCCAGCGACGCGGACCTCGACAGCCAGTACGGCGACCCGGAGGTGCGCAAGGACCCGAAGGACTGGCAGGGGCAAACGCTCGTCGGCGCGAAGTACAGCCAGTGCCCGCCGGACTTCCTCAAGATGCTCGCCGGGCTGCTGGCGTGGCAGGCCCGCAAGTCGGACGAGAAGAACGAGATGGCCAGCAACGGCAAGCCCCGGAGCGCGTACCTGATTCGTGATGCCGCCCGCGCCCTTGGATGGGCCCGTCGGATCGATGCCGCCCGCGCCCCCCGTCGACCCGTCCCCTCAGCTGGCGTCACCGGCCGCGGCAGCATGGCCGACGAGGGCGACATCCCGCCGTTCTGACCCCTCCCTGGCTGGGCGCATCCTCCGGCCATGCGCTCCCTGGCCAGCATCCGCCCCGCCCTGCCACCGTCGCCCGCCACGCCACCCGCCCCGGACCTGTGGCGCGTCGCCACCGCCGAGCACCACGCCGCCCTCGTCTGCGTGCGTGACGCCCTGGCCCGCGTCGTCGCCACCATGGCCGGCCATCGCCCGGACCCCCGCGCCCTGGCCGCCCTGGGCGCTGCGCTGGACGTAGCCGAGGCCGCCGCCCGCACCGTCGGCACCGCGCGTCCGGCTCACCCGGACGACGCCGCGCTGATCGACGCCGCCGACCTGGCCAAGCGGCTGGTGATGCAACTGCGCCAGCTCGCCCGCGCCCCCGGCCAGAACTGGCACCGCGACCGGTGGATCGACCGGATCGCCGCCACGCTCGGTGAGGCCGCCGCGCTGACCCCTCCCGGCACGCTGGCAGGGTGAGCGGATGATCCTGCTAGGCATCGACCCGGGCGCCCCCGCCAAGCCCACCCCTGCCAACCGCACCCCCATCGCGCTCCACGGCTGGTGCCTCCTCGACGTGCAACCCGACCAGCGCCCCGTGTGGGTCAGCGCCGGGCACAGCGAGATGGCCGGGCTCATCGACCTGATCGAGCACGCCAGCGACCTCGACGCGGTGGTCGTGGAACGCCCCGTCCGTGCCCACAAGATGGAGGCCAACATGCCGCTGCTAGAGACCGCCCTGGCCGCCGGGGAGTTCTACGGCCGCGCCGCGCAGATGGGCCGCGCCGCCGCGCTGCTGTCCGCCGAGTCGTGGCGGGCGTGCGTCGCCGGGTCGTCGTCCGCGTCGGACGCACGGGTCAAGACGGCGCTGGGCATCCACCTGCCCAACCTGCCAAAGCGGTCCAACCCGCACGAACGCGACGCCGCCGGGGTCGCCCTCGGCTGGGCGCTCCGGTCCGGTCTGCTGGTCGGCGGGCGCGGCCGCCTGACCCCTCCCGCGGCTGCCGCAAGGTGAGCGCCATGTCCTCCCCCAGCACCCCCGCGCCAGCTCGCACCGGGCGCCCCCGCAGGGCCATCCCCACCGGCGCCCGGTTCGGCCTCCTCGTCGTCGACGGCCCCGCCCCGGACCACCAGCGCAAGGGCCGGCGCAGCCCCGCGTGGTGGTGCCGGTGCGACTGTGGCCAGCGCGTATCGGTCACCACCGAGAGTCTGGAAGCCGGCACCCTGTCGTGTGGCTGCCTGCGCAAGGGTAGCCTGCGCCGCCAGCCCGTCCCCGTGGGCGAGGACTTCCTCGGCATCGTCGTCGTCGGCCCCGCCCCGGACGTGCCGGACCGGTACGGGCACCACGTCGCGTGGACCTGTCGCTGCCACTGCGGCGCGCTGTTCACCGCGCGCGCCCACAACGTCAAGAACTTCAACACCAAGTCGTGCGGATGCGCTCGGCCGTGGCGGACCCCTCCCGGCGCCGGGGCAGAGTAGCGCCATGCCCGCCTATGACTGCCAGATCCTCGACGGACGCGGCACCCTCCTGGCCACGCTGCCGACCATCGAGGACGCGCTGTACGCCGCCCGCACCGACCCCCTCGCCCCGGCCGCCCGGCGTGTCGTCCGCGCCAGTGACGGCGCCGTCCTGGCCTATCGCCGCACCGTCGCCACGCCCCCGCGTCCGTCCGTGCGCCTCACGCCGCCCGCCCCGATGTGCCCGGTCTGGGCGGCGCTGGCCCACCCGCGGACCTGGCCGGAGGTGCTGGCCGTGTACCCGCACGCCCCGGCGGACGCGCTGGGCCGCCGTGCCCTGTGGCTGATGGACCACGGGTTCGTGGCCATCCACGCCGGCACCCTGGCGCGCTGCCACGAGGAGCCCCCGCCGGTGTGGTCCTGGCACGCCGACCACTCCGCTGCGTCGGGCAAGGTGACCACATGATCCTCACCGGCGCCGCCATCCGCGACGAGATCCGCCGCGGCTTCATCACCATCACCCCCTGCGACCCGGACCAGATCGACCAGGCGGGCGTCACGCTGCACTTGCACCCGCGCCTGCTGGTGATGTGGCCCAACGGTGACCTCGACGTGCGGCAGCCCTGCGCCGATTCGTTCCAGCCGGTGCAACTCGACGACACTGGCGCCTTCATGCTGTACCCGGGCTTCTTCTACCTCGGCGCCACCCTCGAAAAGATCCATGCGCCCCACCACGTAGTCCGCGTCGACGGCAAGAGCAGCCTGGGACGCAAGAGCCTGGAGGTCCACCGCACCGCCGGCCACGTCGAGCCGGGGTTCGCCGGCCACGTCACCCTGGAGATGGCCGTGCTCACGCCGCTGCGCATCCCGCCCGGGTGGCCCGTGTGCCAGGCGGTCTTCCACGAGGTCCGCGGCCCCGTCGAGTCCTACGCCGACCGGGGGCACTACGCCGACGCCAGCGCCGCGGACGGGCCCCAGGTCAGCCGCAGCCACCTCCACCGGGCGAGGCATGTCGGGCCGCCTGACCCCTCCCGCCGGTGAGGCAGGGTGACGCCATGGCTGACGACACCGTGACCCTGACCATCCCCCGCGAGGCGCTGACCGTGGTGGCGCCGCCGCCGGTGTTCGTCCACCAGCGCAACGTGGCCGCCGTCATCGGGCTGCCGGCCGCGCAGTACCTCGCGCTGTGCCGCCGCGGGGCGTGGCCCGTTGTGGCCGAGGGGAAACTGCGCCTGGCCCGCCGCGAGGAAGTCGTTGCGTACCTGACCGCGCAGGAGCGTATCCTGGAACGCCGCGCCGCCCTCGCCGCCGTGACCAGCGACGAGACCCGGCCGTTCACCCTCGACGATCTGCCCCCAGGAAGCACCCCGCGCCATGCCACGCCCCTCGACCGGAACCGCCTACGAGAAAGGCGGGCACCTGTACGCGCAAGTCACGCTCGCGCCCGGTAAGCGCCGCCCGTTCCCGTGTCCGCCGCACATCAAGACCCTGGCCAGGGCCAAGCAGTACGCGGCGTTTCTGAGCGAGCAGATCCGCGCCGGCACCTGGAACCCGGCCGCCACGATGCCGACCATGCCGGAGGCCGTCGAGGGCACGTTCCGTGCGTGGTCGACCGCGTGGATAGAGCACCGCGCCCGCCGTGGTCTGGTCGGCGCCAAGGACGACGAGAGCCGCCTGCGCGTGCATGTCTGGCAGCACCTCGGGGACAAGCCGGTGGACCGCATCACGTCGACCGATCTGGAGCGGCTGGTGGCCCACCTTGACGAACGGATCCACGCCGGCACGATGTCCTGGAAGCTGGCGCGCAACGTGTGGGGGCTGGTTAGCAAGGCGTTCGCTGACGCCTGCAAGAGCAAGGACCCGAAGTTGCGCGTGCGCCGCGACAACCCGGCGTCGACCGTGGCGCCCCCGGACAAGGGCGCGGTCAAGGCAAAAGTCTACCTGTGGCCGTCGGAGTTCCTGGCGCTGGTGACGTGCGAGCAAGTGCCGATCCGGTACCGTCGGCTGATCGCGCTCAGCGTGTACCTCTACTGCCGCGCAGGGGAACTAGAGGCCCTGCGGTGGGATGCGCTGGACCTGGACCACGGCGTCATCCACGTGCATCAGGCCACGGACCGCTACCGCGAGATCGGCACCGTGCGCCACACCAAGGGCAAGGAGGCGAGGAGGTACAGCCTGGAACCGGCGGTCCTCCCGCTGTTGCGGCAGCTCCGGGAAGAGGCCGGCGGCACCGCGGCGTCGGGCCCCGTCGTCAAGATGCCCCCGGCGGAAGACCTGGCGGACCGGCTGCGGCAGTACCTCCGCTGGGCCGGCGTGACCCGCGAGGAACTGTTCGTCCCCGTCGACGACCCGACCCGCAAGCGGATCACCTGGCACGACCTGCGCGCCACGGGCATCACCTGGCGTGCGGTCCGTGGTGACGAGCCGTTGAAAATCCAGGCCGCCGCCGGGCACAAGGACTACGGGACGACGGCCGGTTACGTGCGCGAGGCCGAGGCGCTGGCCAGGGGGTTCGGCGAGGTCTTCCCGGACCTCTCGGCGCTGCTGGCGTGCGCCTACCAGGCCAGCCTACCGGTGAATGATATCGCGGTGTTACACGAGCCCAACGACGCCGAACCCGCTGGGGGACAGCCCCGTTCGCGCTGGTTTGCTGGTGCGTAGGGGGTTCGAATCCCGCTGGGGACGCCACGACCGCAGCATGTTTCGGCCGCAGACCTCGCCCGGTAGGCGCTACCTGGTAGGCTATTACCAGACCCCTCCCCGGCCCGTGGCACCCTGCCCGGCGTGACCCCGCCCGCCCTGATCCTGGTCTGCGGCTCCCGCACCCTGGCCACCCACCCGGACGCTCGCACCCGCCTGGAGCGCGTCCTGGCCCCGCTGCTGGTCGCCCGGCCGTGCCTTCTCACCGGGGGCGCCACCGGCCCGGACACGTGGGCGCTGGACCTCGCCCGGGACCGGGGCCTGCCGTGGGCGGCGCTCCTGCCGTCCGGGGTGAGGCAGACGCACCGGGGCACCGACCGCTGGAGCCCCGTGCCGGTCTACCCGCTGGCGCGCAACGCGGCGCTGGTCCGCCTGGCCGCGAGCCACCACGAGGTCGGCGCCCGGGTCCTGGTGGTCGGCGCCGTCGACCCGGCCAGCCGTAGCCACGGCACGGACCACACCCTCGGGCTGGCCAGGGCCGCCGGGCTGGCGGTGCGGCGCTACGTGTTCACAGCCAAAACGTAGGGGTCCGGGAGAAAAGCGACGGGAGGTGTTGGCGGGATGTTGACAATACGGACGGCCGTATTATGATGTTCTCTGTAGCCGGGACCAACCAACCCGGCCCCGGAGATTGCCACCATGACCAAGACCCCCGCCATCAAGCCCTTCAAGTCCGACCGCGCCGCCAAGATGGCCATGACCAAGGCCGAGCGCGCCTACAACGAGGCCCAGGCGGCGACCGGCGGCTACTACGGCCGGTGCGTGCAGGACCCCAACAACCACCAGACCACGGAAGAGATCCTGGCCGACCTCCGCAAGTTGGAAGCCCTGCGGGACCAGGCCTACGACTACGCGGCTGCCGTCTATGCTCAGGCCCGCTCGCAGGGATTCTGGGTCAACTCCTGGTGTTTCAACACCAACCCCACCCGCGACCTGATCCACGCCAACATCGACTGACCCCCCCACCCTACCCCACCCGCCCCGGACTCCAGCGCCACCGCGCCGGACCGGGGCTCGGGGCGTTGGAGAAACGCCATGATCGACTACCTCAAGACCCGTTGCACCGTTCGCCCCGCTGGCGCCTATGGGCGCGTCGTCCTGGACGCTGGCGCCGAGGTCATCCAGTTGACCTACAACCCGAGCCGCCGCGAGTGGGACGTGTACGCCGTGGGCCCCGACGGGCTCGCGTCGTTCGTGGCCAAGCGCAAGCCGAACCTGCGCGAACGCCGGGGTTTCTGAACAATCGGCAGGCCCCGTGAACTTTTACCCTTGCACATACGGACGGCCGTATTAGGATACCTCTCATGGCCAGCGAGAAACACAACACCCGGAAGCAGCGCGAGTCGGTCTCCAAGCGAATCGGCGACAAGGCCACCGCGTGGATCTGGCGCCGCGACCGCTGCCAGTGCGCTTACTGCGGCGTCGCCCTCACCCCCGGCCGGGGCGCCCACCTGGACCACCTCACCCCCGCCCACCACGGCGGCGCCGACGTCGTGACGAACCTGGTCCTGGCCTGCGAGTCCTGCAACTCGGCTCGCCAGGACATGACCCTGGCGCAGTGGGCCGCCTACGCCAAGGCGACCTACGGTCTCACCGTCCGCCCCGCCCGCATCCTCGCCCGCGCTGCTACCCCGGTCCCGGCGGCGCTGGCCGGCACCGGCCGCGCGTGGATCGGCTGCCCTGTCGCCGCGTGAGGTATCCTGCCCGCCACCACCCACCCGGAGACCGACCCCCATGCGTATCCCTGACCTGACCCTCACCCCTGCCCTCCTCGACTGGCTCGCCAGCCGGGGCGACGGCGCCCCGCTGTCCGTCACACAGGACGGGCCGGACCTCCTCATCACCCGCGCCGACGGCAGCGAGCCAGCCGACCACGAGCAACGCCGCGTCGCCGGCATCGTCGCCGCCCACGCCGCCGAGCCGCTGCGCCCCATGAGGCTCCGGTGAGCCCCGCCGGCAAGGCCCGCGACCACGCCGCGGAGAACGCCAACAGGTCCCGGGTCCGCCTGGAACTACGCCTCACCGACGAGGAACGCGAGGCCGTGGAAGCCCTCCGCGCCCAGCTCGGCGGCGTCACCCTGGCCGGCACCCTCCTCGGCTGCGCGGACGCCGTGCGGGTACTGCTCACCGGGGGCAGCAAGGCCGCCGCCCTGGCCACGGCCCGGGAACGCGCCGCGACGCCGCCGCCCCCGCCAGGCCCCCGCCCCCGCGACGGCTCCCGGGGCTGACCCGACCGGGCGACGAGGGGGCGTCGCTTTTCAAGTTGACAATACGGCCGCCCGTATTATGATCTTCCTTGTAGCCGGGACGAACCACCCCGGCCGGAGATTGCAACCATGTCCTACATCGACGACCCCGCGACCGCCCTCCTCGCCACCGATTGCGCCGTCTGCAACCGCCCGCTCCGGGACGCCGTGTCTGTCGAGGCGGGCATCGGTCCCGACTGCCGCCGCAAGCACGGCTACGGCGAGGCCCAGGGCGACGCCGACTGGGCGGCCTTCGATGGCTTGCTGACCGCCGCCCCCTTCGATCTGGTGGCCGCGCTGGTCCCTGCCCGGGGCGACGCCCACCGGACCGCCAACATCCTCGTCCACCGTGCCGCCTGCGCCGCCCGTGACGAGCGCGCCATCCACGCCCGGCTGGTCGGGGCGCTGGGCTACACGGTCCTCGCCGCTGCGCTGGCCCGGGGCGCCGGTGACGTGGTGGAGGTCCAGCCCCTCGACGAGACCACCCTGACGGTCCGCGCCCCCTACAGCCCGGCCTTCAACGACGCCCTGCGCCGGCAGCGGGTCGGCGCCCGGTGGGACCGCGAGGTCAGGACCAGCGCCAAGCGCCCCGGCGCGTGGGTCGTGCCAGCCACCGCCACGGCCAAGCGGGGCCTGCTGGCGGCGCTCCGGGAGGCGTTCACCGGCACCCTGCTGGTCAGCGCCCGGGGCGTCACCCAGCTCTGACCGCGCCGCCCCGTCGAGGCGGACCCCGCGGAACACCGGGGTTTTCGACAATCGGCGGGGCCCTTGTCTCTTTCGATGTTGACAATACGGCCGGCCGTACACATACTCCTCTCATGACCCGCACCGAACTCTGCCGCCGCCTCCTCGCCAACAAGCTTGCCGCCCAGATCGCCCTCGACGTGGCCGGTGGCCGCAGCGAGTCCGAGGCGCTGCTCGACATGGGCGAGGAGTGCGAGCGCCTGGAAGCCGAGGGCGCCGACGAGGCCACCTGGGTCAGCTACCCGGAACTGGCCGCCGCCTACGACCGGATCTGCCCCCCGGTCCTCGACTGGCGCGACGTGCCCCCGCCCTACTGAGACCACCCCGACCCCTGCCCTACCCCGGAGACCCGACCATGACCAAGCAAGCGAAGACGACCGGCAAGACCTACCGCGTGGGCGATGCGCTCGGCTCCGTTCTGGAGATCTACCTCCTCGACGGGCTGCGCGAAGACCTCGACGTGTTCGAGGAGGACGCCCCGGCGTTTGCCCGTGTCCACGAGTTCGTCAAGACCGCATGGGCCACCCGCAAGAGCCTCACCGTCCCGGACGATGACGGCCTGCTCTGTGACCTGCTGACCGTCCTGAACTGGGCCGGGGACAGCATCTACGACGACCTCCGCGCCGAGGAGCGCCTGCCGCTGGCGCCGCGCCCCAAGAAGGCCAGCCACGACGAGGAGCGGCCCCTGTGGTCCTCGGGGCCCCTGCCACGGACGCGCGACGTGGAAGTGCTCCAGGTGTGCAAGGCGCAGACCCGCGCACTGGACGACCTCGTGGCCCGGCTGATCCGCCAGCGCAGCGCCCTCCACGCCGCGCGGAAGGCTGCCTTACCAGCGACCCGTTGAAGCCCGGTCGTTTTGATGTTGACAATACGGCCGGCCGGATTATGATGTCTGAGTACCGGGGCCAACCACCCCGGCAGGAGATTGCCCACCATGACCAAGACCACCCGACTCGCCCACGCTACCCTCCTCGCCGCCAGCGCTGCCCCTGCCCTCCGGGCGCAGGTCGCCGCCCTCCTCGCCCGCGTCGACGCCACCGACGAGTGGGCGCTGCTCATGGCCAACGGCAGCACCCTCGCCCTGGTCCGCGACGCCGCCGCCCTGGCCCCGGGTGGGCTCGCCACCCACGGCGCTGCCCTGGCGCTGGTCGCCACCCTCGCCGCCGCCCTCACTGGCAGCCCGGCCCGCTGGGCTACCCTGCCCCTGCCCCGCCAGGTCGCCGGGCTGGCGCTGCTGGGGGAGCTGGTCCGGGGGCCCGCCCGCGAGGACCGCTACGCCGTGGTGGACGGGGGCGATGTCGACCCCTGGCAGATGGCAGCCTGACCTTGTGGGGGGGGGACCTTACGATTCTTCCTTGACGAGTGACGAACCAGAACTATAGTGATTGAACAGACGGCGGGGACACCAACCAACCCCGCCCCGGAGATTGCCACCATGACCACCATCGACACCGTGACCGCCGCCCCCGAGACCACCATCGCCCCCGTCACCGTCGCCATCGACGACGGCCCCGTCACCCCGGACGCGGACGGCCGCAGCCGCGGGTGGCGCGCCACCGTCATCGTCAGCCCGACGGAGCGCCGCGCCTCCCTGTTTACCGCCATCGGCAGCGGCGTGCCGGCCGACGTGTGGCACAACCGGGTGCTGTCCCTGGCCGTCAACACCGCCGCCAGCGGCGAGGCCGTCCGCGCCATCCTGGAAGACGACGCCGCCCAGGCCATCCTCGCGGACCTGTGCGACCAGTACGAGGGCGACCGGTGGGACGGCCACAACCACGTCGGACGCTGGCCCTGCGACGAGGGCGGCACCCCGGACTACCTGCCGCTCATCATGCGACTGGAGGCGATGATCGCCGAGGCCCCCTGCTACAGCAGCGCCGCGGACTGGTGCTCCCCGGCGTGGAGCGAGTGCAAGCGGGAGGTCGAGGCCGCCATCCTCGGGGCCAAGGACGCTGACGCCGAGGAGGCCGCGCTCACCGCGCTGGTCGACAAGTGGGCCACCGACGCTCGCGACAACGGCGCGCTCATCGACGCCGCCGACCTCCGCAAGCAGGTGGACGCGATGGCCGAGGAGTTGGCCGGTGACCTGGCCGACGACGAAACGCTGTACGTTGTGGAGGGCGCCCGCGTCGACGCGCTCCGTGACTGCGACCTCGGCGCGGTGCTGGCGGACGTGGGTAGCCTCGGGGAGACCTGGTGCCTGGTCGAAGCCACCAGCGAGATCCGCGCCGCCCGCAAGGCGCGCACGCTCCGGGCGCAGGGTGGCGCTGCGTGCGTCGCCGAGGTCCGCCGGCTGGGCGACGAGTGGACCTGCGCCATGGATGGCCGTGACGGCGTGGCGGCACTGGTCGCCGCCCTGCCAACCTGACCGCCACCCTCCCCGCTCGCCCCGACGGTGCCACCCTGGCGCCCCGGGGCATGTGGCGTTGGAGGAACCCCATGGCCCGACCCACCGACAAGATCCGCCTCGCCACCCTGACCCCGGACGCCATCGCCGCTGAGGTCGACGACCGCCTGTTGCGCTACCTCGGCCGGCTAGCGTTCCCACTCAGCCCCGGCATCGCGCTCCACGTCCAGCACCACGGTCAGAGCGACCTGGCCCTCACCGCCAGCGCGCTCGTGACCTATGCCCAGCGGGGCCTCCCGGTGTGGGACTGGCGCACCCACGGGGAGGCCGAGGACGCCTGCCAGAGCCTCGTCAGCGGGCTGTACGGCTGCCCCGCCCACCCGGGCGTCGAGGGCGGCGTGGGGCCCCTCGACGACGCCCTCGACGGGGCGGACCTGGACGACGCCCTCGACCTCGTGCTGGTCGCCGCGTGGGCCCGGGTCACGCTGGCCAAGGACGGCGCCCTCACGGCGCGGCAGCTCGGCGCCCTCGCCGGCCTGGAGCACCGGCACGTCCGGGAGCTGAGCCGCGCCGGGGAGTTGCCCCTGACCGGCACCCGCCCCGCGACCTGTCCCGCGGAGGACGCGCGGCGCTGGCTCGGGGCGCGCGGGGTGGTCGGGCTGTGAGCGACGGTGCTACGGCCGCACCCACTCGCTGAACCGCAGCGCCAGCGGGGTGCCGTCCTCGGGGGCGTGGTGCTCCGACGAGAGGCGGTGCCAGCCCTCCGTGAGCACGTGCGGAAAGTCGAGGCGCACGTCCGCCAGCGGGTAGGACGCGCACACCTCCGTCAACAGCATCCGGTCGCAGCGAGGGAGTAGTTGGCGGAAGACCTCGGCGCCGCCGATGACCATGACCTCCGGCTCGCTGGCGAACGAGGCCGCCGCGTCGTCCGCGGACTGGTAGACGCCCACCAGCGAGGACGACGCGGGCACCGTCGCGGAGGCGTGCGTGCGTGTCAGCACCACGAGCCGGCGACCCGGGAGGCGCGGCAACACGTCGTAGGTCTTCCTGCCGACGATGCAGACCTTGCCGTCCGTCCGTCCGCGGAAGTGCCGCATGTCCCTGCCGAGACGGGGCCAGGGCATCCCGCCCGGGGAGGACGTGTCACCGATGGCGCCGTCCGTGGACACGGCGAGGATGGCGGTCAATCGAGGGGTATTGCTCATACCGGCGACCCTACCTCACCGCTCGCAGGGGTCCGCCGTCGTGGGCGCCCCAAGGATCGGCAGCAGCGCCGCCATCACCACCTGGACCCGCGCCGCCTGGCACGCCACCGTGTCCGGGGCGCTCGCCCACCACGACACAACAGGCGCCGCGTGGTGGACCTCCACGAGCCGGTCCAGCGCCCTCTCGGCAGCGCGCAGCACGTCCCCCGGGTAGACCTCGCCGGCCGGCGTGAGCCAGCGCAGGACGACGTGCCGGACCCGGGCCGGTGGCGGGACCAGCAGGACGGGGCGCGGTGGCAGGGGCGGCGGTCGATGGCGGGCCATGCCCGCAGGGTGCCTCACCGCGACGAGGGGTCAGACGGCCACCTCGCCCGGCAGCGCCGGCCCCGGCGCGTAGCCGATGAGGCGCACGTCCTCCGGGCGCAGCGCCTCCGATTCGCCGCCGCTGCCGCCGTAGGGGCGGACGACGAACCCGCGCTCGCGGCGCCAGTCCACGCACGGCATGGCCACCGGACCCGACCCGATCCGCACCTGCGGGAGCGAGTGCGCCGGCTCTCGCGTGAGCAGCATGCGCGCCGCCTCGACGTGGTTGTCGTACAGGTGCAGGTTGCCGAAGTTGAAGATCAGCCGCCCCGGGCGCAGGCTCGTCATCTGCGCCAGGAGCCAGGTCATCAGCGCGTAGGACGCCACGTTGTACGGCACCCCGAGGTACAGGTCCGCGCTCCGCTGCGTCACGATGCACGTCAGGGTGCCGTGGATCGGGTCCACGTCCCACTGCGCCAGCACATGACACGGGGGCAGCGCCGCCACCGTGGCGTCCGCCGGGTTGAGGCCGGTGAGCAACAGTCGACGCGCTGCCGGGTGCGCCGGGTCGGCAGCGACGGCGCGCAGGTTCGTGACGAGCTGGTCCACCTGGTCCACCACCCGCCCGTCCCGCCCGTGGAACGCGCGCCACTGCGCCCCGTACACCGGGCCAAGGTCGCCGTCGTCCCGCGCCCACTCGTCCCAGATCGTCGACCCCAGCGCGCGCAGGTCCGCGGCGTTCGTCGACCCGGAGCAGAACCACAGGAGTTCCGCCACCACGCTGCGCCAGTGGATCGACCGCAAGGTCAGCAACGGGAGACCGGCGGACAGGTCCGTGACGAGGTGAGTGCCGATGACCGTGCGAGCCCCGACCGGCTGCCCGGTAGATCGCAGCACGGCGCGGGTCGGGCGCGGTTGCCCGGCCAGGGTGGCGATGACCATGCGCTGGTAGTCGTAGTCGAAGGACTCGGCCATGGTCACGCCCCCGCCGTGGCGGCAGGCAGCGCATCCGCTTCCGCCTTGCACATCTCGGCCAGGTGCTTGGTCATGGCCTCGTCGATGGTGCCGTCGATCAGCGCGACCAGGAAGCGCCGGCACGCCATGGTGTCGGCGCCGTGGACCAGCACCTTCCTGGCCATCTCCCGGTGGTCCTGGTGGACGGTGATCTTGTCGGCGCCACGGCCCGCCTTGTCGAACCGGTCCGCCTCGCGGCGCAGGTACCACGCCGCCTTGCGCAGGTCGGTCGCGGCGTCGCCCTTCTTGCCGGCGCGGGCCAGGTACTTATAGGCGTTGCCCAGGTTGAACCCGAGATGTTCGCAGATGTCGATGGCCTCGACGCCGGACGGGTGCTGGTAGTGCGCGGGGTGTTCGACTTGGTTGCTCATGTCGTCGACCCTACCGCGCCACCGGGAGGGGTCGCGCCCTCCGCGGCGACCAGCGCCGTCCACTCGTCGGTGGGGAAGAACCCTGGCTCGCAGTCACCGTGGCGACGGTGCCACCACCCGCCCGCCTCCCGGGCCAGCGTGGCGAGGTTGTCCGTGACGGGGTGGCCGGCGTGGCTCGCGTCGCGCCACAGGTCGAAGGCCATCGTCTCCGGCCACACGCCGTCCTCGTCGTCGAAGGCATCGTAGTAGTTCCGCGCGTAGCACTCCATCGCCTCGCGCAGCCGCAGCGCCGCCTCTCCGTCGAGACCACCGCGCGCCTCGACGACCGCAACTTCCAGCCGGCGGGCCGCGGCGTCCGCCTCTTGCCGGAGCGCCACCCGCTTCGCCTCGCACGCTGGGCAGTCACCGAAGCGCCGGCCCTCTGGCAGCGGCTCCTTGCAGGTGTGGCAGAGGCAGCACCGCTCGGCTGCGGCGAGGCTCTGCCGGGCGCCGTCCGCGATGTGGGCGGCCTTGCCGTTGCGCCAGTAGGTCATGCACGCGCTGCCCTTGTCGCCGAGGGTGTGGCAACGCCCGCACGCCCAGGCGTAGGTGATGCGGTTGTGGCGCAAGGGGATGGGGTTCATGGCGTCACCGTGTCACGTCGTCGGGAGGGGTCGCGGACCCGGGACCGATGGGCGACCAGTCCTCGTCGTCGGTCACCGTCCGCACGATGTCGACCATCCGCGCCGCGACCTCCGCGCCGCCGGTGATGCCCTCGGCGTTGGCCCTGGCGATCTCGGCGTCCAGGTGGTCCAGGATGGCGCGCACCTCGCCGGGCGCCATCATCGCCCCGTTTGCCACGTTCTCGACGGCGCGGCGGCCTGACACGCGGCTGGCGTTGCGGGCGGTGGACAGGTCCGCGAGGAGGCCGAAGAACAGCCGGGCTTGTCGGTTGGTCATGGCGCCATCCTACGGCGCGGCGCACACGGGTCTGACGCGCTACGATCCGGCCATGGGCAAGACCAACCTGCGGAAGTTCGCCGCCGAGCTGCGCAAGGCCCGCGCAGAGATGAGCGCCGACACCAGCGAGGAGGCGTACCGTCAGGCTCACGACGCCCTGGCCGGCAAGACGATGGCGCCACAAAAGGCAGACGCCCCGCACGGCGTACCGGCGGGGCGTCAGGGTCGCGGGGCATCAGCCTCGCGGGTCGGGTCTGTAGGATTATCGGCGGCGGTAGCCCTCGGCGCGGTCCTCGGCCAGCGACGTGGCCATCGTGGCGTGGACCAGCGCCAGGGTCTCGGCGCGCTGGACATCGGTCATCGGGTCCGTGTCGGGGATGGCCTCGTCCTCCACGATGACGACGGGCGGCGACGACGGGCGGTCCTCGGCGGGTGGCGCCACGGTCGGCCACGGGAACGGCCTGGGAATCTCCTGCCCGGCCATCTCCGCGACCTGGAACACGTCGAGCAACGCGCGGACCATGCCCAGCCGCTCCCGCCCGGCGTCGTCGAGGCCGCCGGTGAACAGGGCGTCCGCGAGCTGGCCGTGCTCCACGTACAGGCTGCGCTTGGCCAGCGCCAGCAGGAGCGCGCGGTTGTGGTGGTTGCGCGGGACCAGGCCGCCGTTGCGGAAGCCATCGGCCATCACGACCCGCAGCGCGCACTCGTCCGCCGCGGTGAGCCAGTCGCCGCGGTGCATGGCCGCGTACATCTTGGGGAAGGCTGCGCCGGTGCCGGCCGCCCACGCGATGCTCATGCACACGGTCTGGGCCTCCACGGGCCACGTCACCATGGCCGGGTAGGTCTTGAGCAGCGCCGACTCGAACTCGTCGAAGCGCACCAGCGTGGCCCGCTCCAGTTCGTCCGGGGGCAGCTCGATCTTGACGTGCTTGCGTGCCTCGCCCGCCCCGATCTGCGCGATCCGGTCGCGGACCGCAGCGGGCGCCGACATCAGCGCGTGCCACGCCTCGTCCACGTCGGCGCGCGTCGCCGGCTGCCGGGTCGCGGTGAGGATCCACCGGTAGGTGTAGGCCAGCGCCAGCGACGGGGTGACGCCGATGGCCACGGTCCACACCTTGCGCCGGCACAGGTACGGCCACGGGATGATGCCTTCCTTGTTGCGGTTGAAGGCAATCCATCCGGCGCGGATGCTGGGGTCGAGTCGGGTCATGGGGTGTCCTTCGGTCGCTGCGTTGCCGCGGCTTGCAGCACGTCTTCCTCGCCGCACTCGTCCCAGGTGAACCACAGGGCGCCGCACTGGTCGCAGCGGAACCGCTCCGTCCCGGGCGGGTAGACCCACCGGGCGCCATCGTCGCCACGCTCCAGCCCGGCCACGTCGGCGCGGCGCACGGTGCCGCGGCAGCCGTCTTCCTGGCAGGCGAACGGGCGGTGCGGGTCCGGGTCGGTCACGGGTCCTTCAGGTACGCCTCGACCACGGCGTCCAGGTTCAGCGGACGTAGCGCCGCCTCCCCGTCGCGGAGGATGCGCCGGGCCAGGTCCAGGCCCATCGCTGGCGTCTCGGCCACGCGGACGTCGCTGGTGTGGTAGGTGTACGCCGCGCGGGCCTCGCACAGCAGCGCCAGGTAGGCGCGGGCACAGGCGTCGCGGATGCGCTCCGGGGGTAGCGCGGTCATCACACCACCCGGATGCGCCAGGCGAGGCGCCGGTCTCCCAGCCACCACCCGTTCGCCTTGCGGACCAGCGTGCGGGTGCGCGCTCGGATGGCGGTCGGTAGGCCACGGTTGAGCGGGTCGGTCTGCCCGCCGTCGACGGACATGACCTCGGCGCCGCCGGTCCCGACGACGACGAAGCCATGGGCGACACCTCCCCACTCTTGGAGCCACCGTTGCTGCGCGGTCGGGTCCCTGGGGGGCGAGCCACCCTGCCCGACCATGATGATGTCGCCGGGTCGGATGTCTGGCGCAGCGTCGCCACGCCAGAGGTCCGGCGTGAGGTAGCCGCGCTGGCGCCCCCACTCCGTCAGCAGCGTCTCGATCTGCCCGAGGGTCTTGGCGTAGGGGGTGCGGAGCGCATCGACGCGCCGGCCGTGCAGCGTGATCTCGCCGGGCAGGCACCACGCCCCATCGGCGTCCTGCTGGGTGGCCAGGATGGCGCGGGCGTGGAGCAAGCACGCGCTCTGCGTTGCGGCCATCTGCACCGCGGCGGCCAGGTCGTCGAAGGGGTGGATGGCCTTGGCGTAGGCCGGGCGCTTCGCCTTGTCGCCGTAGGATAGGTCCACGGTTTCGAGTGCGAGGAGGGTGTTGGTGTCGTCGAAGGCCATCGGGTCACCTTGCCAGAGCGGGTCAGGGGGTCGCGCGGACCATGGCGCCGACGTGGCTGCTCACCGCAGGTACGGGCCCGTCCGTCTCGTCGGCCTCCGGCACGCAGGACACCGCCTGCACGCCACAGCAGCCTAGCCAGATCAGCACGGCCAGCAACGCCAGGCCGAGGGTCATGTTGATCTGCCGCTCCTCCTCGCCGGGCACGTCGTCGTCATCGTCGTAGGTCATGTGCTTCCCGCCGTGATCTGGAACGTCTCGTAGCCGTCCCCGTTGGGGAAGCTCTGCACGTCGCCCGTATCGAACGTGACCCGCACCGTGAACTCGTAGATGCCCGCTGCCGCCGGCTCACCGCTCGCCCACGTGTAGGTCACGCGACCGGTGGGCGAGGACGGGATGACCAGCGTGCGGGTGGTCCACGTCGTCGCCCCGCGTAGCCGGTACTGGAGCACGGCGCCGGTGACCGGCATGGTCGCGTCGTTGAGGTTGAACGCCACGCCGTCACGGGTCAGCGTCGCGGTGAAAATCGGTAGCGTGTCGTCCACGCGCTTCAGGATCGATGGCACGGAGGTAGCCCTTGTCGTGGTGCGGGTGGTGAGGACGGCGGTGACCTGCCTGGCCACGGCGGCGCTCGTGGTGGTGCGCGTCGTCAGCGCCCGGGTGACGGTCGGGAACCCGAGTCCGGGGAACTGAAGGCGCAGCGTGCCATACGCCCCGACGGGGACGCCGCCCACGCCCGCGCCGGACAGGGACAGGGTGCCGCTGCCGGTGGACGCCACGGCCACGCCGCCGGTGCAGACGCCGCCGAGGGACAGGGACCCGGTACCGGTCCCGGCCACCGCCACCGTCCCGGAGAGCGCGCCGCCGAGGGACAGCACGCCAGGCGCCGCCCCGCCGACAGGCACCCCGCCGGACGCGGTGCCGGCCAGGGACAGCGCCCCCAGGGCAGCGCCGCCCACCGGGACGCCGCCCACGCCCACGCCAGCCATGGCGAGGGACGCCGCCGCCGTGCCCCCGACGGGGACGCCCCCGACGCCGACGCCGGCCAGGGACAGGGCACCGGCCCCGGTCGCCCCGACCGGGACGCCGCCGGTGACGGTGCCGGCCAGGGACAGCGCCCCGGCGCCATCGGCCCCGACCGGCACGGACCCGGCGACCACGGCGGCCAGGGTCAGGGTGGCGACCGCTGACGCACCGACCCCGATGGACCCGGTGATGGTGCCGTCGAGGGTGCCGCCGGACGGCGCCTCATAGAGCGAGCGGAGGACGAGTAGCATGGGCGGACCTCACCTCACTGTTGCGCGAGGATCTGGAACACCTCGGCGCCGGACGACCGCAAGACCGTCGGCAGCCCCGCCTTGGTGGACCCGTCGACGAAGGTGACCATGCTCATCCGGCCGCCGACGATGGCCGTGCCTTGCGTGAACCGAAGTTGCGCCCACTCGTCGAGGTGCCGGTGAAACGCATTGAACCGGTAGAACGTCTGGCTCCCGTTGCCCTGGATGTAGGCGTACTTCCCGCCGTTGATGGTGTTGGCGCCGTCGTAGACGAGGCAGGACCCGGTGGTCAGCGTGGGGCCGGACCCGTACACGACCGCGTTGCTCCACAGCCCGTTGGTGCCCCCGGCGATGTCCAGCACGTCCAGCGTCGTCACGCCGCCACCGCGCCAGGTGAACACCTGTGACCAGCGGAAATTCTTGTCCGGGTCCTGCGTGGTGTACGTGGTCGGAATCCCGAACGCCTGGAACGCCATCACGCCGGCCGCCACCGCGCCGCCGCGGACGCCATAGGTGGTCGTGCTCCAGGTGTCGCCGGTCTGCGCCGAGCCCACGGTGTCCGGCGCGTAGGTGAAGGTTGACGTGCTGGCGCTGGACCAGAGGATGATCTCGTTGTTGTTCTCGATGACGAACTGGCACGTGGCCGAGGGCGTCACGGTCCAGTTCCCGTTGACCGTGTAGACCGGGCTGGAGCCGGCCGTGTGCGAGGTAATCCGGCGGCGCTGCCCCACCGCAGTCGGGGTGGTCGTGTCCTTGACGATGCGGATCTGGAAGTTGCGGAACTCGTTGGCCAGCACGCTGGCGTCGCCGCCGGTGGCCTGCCCGGTCAGCGTACCGGCCGCGGACGCCGTGGCGGTCAGGGCGCGACCGCCTACGCCACCGTCGCCGGTGCCCAGCACGAACCCTTCGCTGGGCACGCAGTTGGAGGGGGTGTAGCCCTCGTCCAGGCAGACGATGGCCGAGTCCGTCCCGATGGTCGCCGGGAGGTTGGTGGTCCCGAGGTTGCCGGAGAAGGAGTTGGTGGCGACGTCGTAGTATTTCCAGACGCCCGCGGCCAGCGTGCCGGCGGACAGTAGGTAGACGCGACCCGACAGGATCTCGTAGCCGTCCCCCACGGCCGGCGTGAAGGTGAGCGGCGTGTCCAGCACAATCGTCGGCGTGGTGCCGCCGCTGTTCGAGAGGATGCGCCGCTCCTGCACCAGCCCGCTACCGCCCGCGGAGTTGCCGATGATGCGGATGGTGAACCCGCCGTCGTCGCCGAGCATGTTCAGCCCGACGGCCGCCGGGAGCGCCGTGGACAGGGTGAGCCGGGTGGTGCTGGCGCCCGCGGCGATGGTGCCACGAGGACCGCGTGACGGCGCCATGACGCCGGTAGCCCCAGCCCCGAAGGTGCCGGTCAGGGCCGGCGACCCGACGAGGGACCAGCCGTTGTTGTTGACGTTGTACTGATTCAACACCGTGGCGCTGACGAGCTGGAACAGTGCGTGGTAGCGCATCTCCGAGCCGCGCAGGTCGCTGATCATGCACCCGCCGGCAGCCGAGGCGTTGGGAGCCACAGCCAGCGGGCGCCACTCCGGCAGGTCGAGGATGCTCTTGAATCCAAAGGTGGTCGCCATCTCAGGTGATCCTTGCGCGGACTTGCATCGCCCAGGTGGTCTGCGCCGCGTCGAAAAGTTTGGTCTGCCGGGCGTCGAAGCCCGCGATCTGGTTGAGCGTGGTGACGGTCGCCACCGTGGTCACGGTCGTCACGGTGGTCACCGTCGTTACGCCCGTCACGGACGCGACGGTGCCGAGGGTCTGCGCGGTGTTGATGTCGATGAGCGCGCGGAGACGCCCGGTGGCCGGGTCGTTGGCCGTGGCCAGCGCGCCGCCCAGCAGGCGGCCCATCTGCTTGAGAGACTCGGCCATGTCCGCCAGCAACGCCGTCTGCGTGACGACGCCGTGCTCCTCGCCGGTGAGGTCGCCGCGCCGCACAATCGCGGCGTGCGCGTCCGGGTCGGTTGGGTCGCTCAGGTTGACCCGCTGGCGCTGGACCTGATCGCCCCCGACGGTCACCTCGGTTACGTCGATCTTCTTGCCGGCCCCGTCCGGGGCTACCTGAACGAACTGGTCGGACATGGGCTACCTCAGAGCCCCGACGCGATGGCCGCGGCGTCGATGGCGTTGTCGATGTCGATGCTGCTGTCCTCGGACGCCAGCACCGTGGTGCCGTCGGTGTCGAGGATGGTGCAGTTCCAGACCGCGCCGGTGAACTTGAGGTTCACGCTGATGCCGATGCGGGAGGAGAGCCAGGAACGGAGGTCGCCGAGGGTAATCATGGTGGGTGTGCCTTTCAGTAGGAGGACGGGATGGTCATGCTCAGGCTGGTCACGTTGACCGTGACGCCTGCGGTGATGGTGGCTGTGGGTAGCTCCAGGTTGCTGGTGCTGCCGGTAGCGCCGACGCTGCCGTCGACGTAGGCGGTGCTGCCCGCGCTGTTGGTGATGCGGAACCACGTCCCGGTCCCGGTCGCCACGGCGACGGCTCCGGTGATGGCCCCGGCCGCCTTGCTGCCGGACGACGCCGCCGCCCACGCGGTCGCGTTGAGGGTGAGTTCCGCGAGCAGGGTCTGTCCGCTGACGGCGGTGTCCGGGGTCGCCGGCTGTGATCCGTCGTAAATACGAAGCTTGCCCGAGTTCTGAGCGCTGGTGAAGATCGCGTCGAGGCCCGCGTTGCGCAGCGCCATGCTCAGGCGTAGGGAGGTCGCCATGGTGTCATTTCCTTGGGGTCGTCAGGGTGGGCATCTCGTCGCGGGACCACGCCATGTCGGGCTGGTGGTCGTCGTCGCTGGCCGGCTCCGTGGGCCGCGACGGGTGTGCCGCCAGTGCCGCGACGATGCGAGTGACGAGGCGGGCGCGCATGTCGACGGTCATCGGGTGCTCGTCGTCGAACACGTCGACGGCGACGCGGGCGATCTCGTCGAGGGTCACCGGGCAGCGCTCCCGCTGGGGGCTGGCGCCGCGCTGGCAGACGGTGCCGGGGCCGGGGCGCCGCCCCGCTGGAACTCGTCCAGCAAGGCGTTGGCGGCGTCGACGGCCAGGCTGACGCACTCGTCCTCGTCGGCCTTGCCGGCGCAGGCATCGGCCCGGGTGAGCACGGCGCGCGCCTTGGGTACGAAGTCCACGGCGCGGGCGACGACGGACAGGCACACGTCGCGCTCGTGCCCATGCACGGCAGCGCACGCCAGCCGGGCCAGGGGTAGCCCCGCCTCGACGTGCTCAGCCGCCACGCGGAGGTCATGTAGCGCATCTCCGGTTTTCTCGACGACGCGGGCCGGGGACGGGGCGCCCGCGCACGCGGCGACGGTGCCCACGACCAGCCACGCCGCGAACGGTACGCGGTCCAGACGCTTGAGCGTGCGGATCACGGCGCACCTCCGGCGCCGCCACCGGACGGGGGCGAGGCGCTGGCGGTGGCGTCCTTGGCCGGGAACATCGACGCCACGACCTCCACGGCGATCTTCGGCAGGAAGACGCCGGCCAGGGGCTTGAGGATGCCGCGGAGCACCGGCGCTACCCGCTGCGCCAGGATGACGGCGGACGCCCACTGCGGGCTCGCCGCCGCCTGCTCAGGGGTCAGCGTGATGTTGGCCATCCACAGGACGACCAGGCACAGAGCCAGGGCCAGGGCTTGCAGCGGGTGCGCTTGCAGCCACGGCAGGATTGCTTGGATTTCGGGCATAACGGTCGAGCCTCCAGACGTGCTGTGAAAGGAAGTTCAAGAGCAGCCCCACCACGGTGATCACGGTGGTGCTCAGGCCGACGGCCTTGGCGACCTTGGCCAGCCCGGTCTCGGCGGTGGCCAGGCGCTCGCCCTTGGCGGTGCCGTCGCGGGCAGCGATCTGGAGCATCGACACCAGCTCGTTGTGGCGTAGCCGGTCGAGTTCCTCCTGGGCGTCGGCGCGCCGGGTCAGCGTGTCGACGCTGCGCTCCACCTTGCCGACGCGCTCACCGAACGCCAGCATCAAGTCGGCCAGGTTGCCGATGGTCTGGTGGTGGGACGCGCGCTGCTGTCGGCTGTGCTGCCGGTCGTCCTCGACGGCGACCAGCCGGGACTCCATCGCGGAGAGCATCGCGCGGAGTTCCGTGACCTCGGCGAGGAGGTCCGCCTCGCGGTCACGGTGGCTCATGGCGTGGGCAACCGCTCCAGCCACCCGGTCACGTGCCCCGGGTTGGCGCTCAGGTCCTCGGCGACGACGCACATCTTGGCGAAGCGGCCGTCGACCGGATTGGTCACGGGGCCGGCGTTGAGCACGTAACTCGTCGACGAAACATCCATGCTGGCGCCCGTGGTGTCGATGGTCAGCGCCACGCCGTTCACCCACACGCTGTAGTTGCCGGTCGTGGTGTTGCCGCCGCCGCGGTAGACGATGACCAGCGAGAACGGGTCCGTCCCCGTGGGCTGCCACGTGGACACGCGGCGCGAGATGGTCGGGCTGGTGATGTCCGCGGCGAAGGACAGCCCGGGCGACGCCGAGGTCGGGCCGCCGATATGCACCCGGAACCCCCGCGTCGTGCCGCCCACCACCACCAGCACGTCCACGTCGCTGGTGGCGATGGTGCTGTTGTACTGCGCCCGGATACCGAGGGTCTTGGCGCTGGCCGACGCGAAGTTGGACACGCGCCCGATGGCGTCGTCGCCGTGGTCCCCCACCATGGCGACCTGCGACCCGATGGCGCCGAGGAGCATCCGCCGCCCGGCCGTCGCTTGCTGCCAGTCCCCGGCAGGGCCGCCCTGTGGCACCAGCGCGCCCACCGGGTCACCCGGCGCGGTGGCGGCGACCGTCTTGCCGGTGGTGGTCCACGTCGCCCCGGCGGCGCCCACGTCCAGCCACTCCAAGGGCGTCGAGTCCCCGGGCGACCAGATCACACCGGGCGGACCGGCGGCGCGGCCCAGGCCCAGACCCAGGCCGAGGCGCATCAGAGGTTGTCCTCGGGTGGGGACAGCACGACCAGCGGCGCGCCGGGCAGGCCCAGCTCCGCATAGAACGCATCGACCGTGACGCGGGTGGTCTCCCAGTCCACGCCGCCCGGGATGGGTAGCGCGTCGATCACGTCCACGGTGATCTTCCCGGCGGCGCTCCCCGGCGCAGCGATCTCCTTCGGTGGGAACAGCAACCGGCGCGCCCTGCACCCGGCGTCGTAGAGCGCGCCGCCCGCGCGGAACTCGCTGCGAATGAGCAGGATCTCGGCCTCGCTGAGCGTCATCGCCCCGGCGTAAAAGGACGGGTTCGCGTAGTCGCCGCCGTCCGGGCCGAGGCGCTGAGTCAGGGTCACGGCGTCCACCGCGCCGCCGAGCCTCACCAGGGTCTCGATCAGGTACGCCTGGAGGCTGGCAGCGACGGCGGGCGGGGCGGCGAAGATGACGGATGAGGCGGGGGCAAAGGACATGATGACCTCTCGGAGCAGGTGACGGGTGAGCGTGGCGTGGAGGGCGAAAAGGACGCGCGTGGCGAGCGTCACCGCTTGGCTTCCAGGTAGGCCGCGGCGGCGATGCAGTCGGCCTCGGCGAGCGCGCTGGTCCACACCATCGACTCAGCGATGGCGGCGTCGCAGACCTCGGCGGGGACCGACGTGGCCAGCCAGCGCGTGTTGCCGGTGGCGGCCACGTTGCCACCGGTGGCGGTGGTGATCTCCACCCCGTCCAGCCAGATCCGGTAGGACGAAGCCGCGGTGGCGCTCACGCCGTCGTACCGGACGACGATGCTGTGGATGGCGTTGCTCAGCAGCGCCGGGCTCGTGCCCTGGATGCACACCGCGCTGGTGGTGCTGCGGTCGACGCCGACATGCCAGCCCTTGGCGCTGGAGGCGGTCAGGCCGCTGTGCCGGAGGATGATCTGCTGAGGCGACGCCCCGAGGCGGATGATCGTCTCGGACGCCGTGGCCCCCGGTGCGCTGAAAATCTCGAACAGCGCCGCGAAGGTCTTGGCGCCCGCGCTAAACGTCGCGGTGCTGCCCAGGTTGTCGTCGACGTTATCCGACCGCGCCGCCAGGACGGACCCGAGCGAGGTCAGGTACGGCTGAAGCGTGCCGGACGCCTGGCTGAAGTTCGTGCCGTACCGGGCGTCGATCCGCGCCACCGGGTCGCCTGCCGTGGTGGCGGCGACGGTGCCAGCGGTGTCCTGCCAGATGCGCCCGAGGGTGACCTCGTGCCACCACGCAGGGGCGCCGGGCGTCTCCGGGGTCCACACGGCGCCGCCGCGACGGCGGAGCGCGGAGAGGAGGGCGCTCACGTCACTCCCCCTTGTAGACGGCAACGACGTGGACCCGCACGGCGCCGGCCGTCAGCGTGGCGGTGCCGACGGTGTTGCGCATCACAAGGGTTTCCGTCGCCGACGAGTAGGCCGAGGTCTTGCCGGTGAAGTCCGCGCCTGACTCGGCCGAGTCGGCGCCGATCAACTGCCCGGCGGTGGTCGCTGCGGTGGCGAGAAGCAGTTCGTTGTAACTGCCGGACATGCCGACGCTCAGCGTGGCCGTGCCGCTCACCGGTGCGGCGTCCACGAAGATTTCGCAGACGGTGATCGCGCAGCCGGCGGGCAACTTGAACAGCGTCCGGTCGTTGTTCCCCACGGTGTCACCGGAGATGGTGAACCGCTGCGTGAACTCGATGACGCGCAGGCCCTCGCCAACCAGCGATCCGTTGGTGGTCTGGTCGGTGAAGAGGCGCTTGACCTGCCCCGGCGCCAGGTAGCAGAAGCCACCGCCGTCTCCCTGGATCCGCAGCGTGAAGGTGCCGGTCGTGTTGTTCTGGAACAGGTTGCAGCGCGCCGTGCCGCTGGGCAGCGCGACCGTGCGGTCCCCGGTGAGCGCGCCGGTCAGCCGGATCACGCCGGCCTGCATGTCGGCGTTGGTCGGCGAGATTGACCCGGACCCGGCAACGTCGATGCTCCCGGTGGTGAGGCGGAACCCGCCGTCGCGGTGCCCCTTGTAGGCGCCGATATCGATGGTGTCCGCCAGCTCCAGGGCGAAATACGGCAGGTCCGTGATGCCGCTGTTGTAGGCGAGGAAGCCCCGCGGGGCGGCCGGCGCCGTGGTCAGGCGCACGGTCATCACGCTGGATACGTCCTTGATGACCAGCAGCCGTGCTGCCGCCGCCGAGGACAGATCCGCCGGTACGCCCGTGATCCTGGAAACGGTCGGGTTCGGGTAGGTGCCGCTGAGGTCGCCGCCCGCGCTGCCGGACGGGGCGCCACCGGCGGCGCGCTGACCGTCGTTGACCGCTTTGGTCCAGCCGTTGGGACCTGCCTCCGTGCTCTCCCCCACGGCGATCTCTTGCAGCCCGTTGGCGTTGAGCACCTTGACGGCCAGGGCGCGCGTCAGGGTGGCCGTGGAGTTGGTGGCCGGGTCGACGCCGCCGTTGACCTTGCACTGAAGCAGCCACGCGCCGCCTTGCTTCGGGACGCTGAACGAGCACGTCCGGTCCGGGTTGGTGGTGACGGTCGGCAGGCTGCCGTTGTGCGCGTCGTCGGCGCTGGTGATCGTCCACAGCACGGCGTTGACGCCCGCCGTGGAGTCGAGGCGCGCCTTGATGCTGTACGAGCCGGCGGCGTCGTAGGCCAGCGCCGTGGCGTCCGCGAGGGCGACGCCTGCGGTGCCGTAGGTGGAGCCGCCGTCGGACGACAGCGCGAAGAGAGCCGAGGCCATGCGGGGGCGGTCCTTGGGGTCAGGGAAAGGTCAGGCGCGCGGCGACAGGGCGGCGCGTCGTGGGGTCAGGAGAAGCCGGCGAACTTCTGGGCAAGCGAGGCGAGGTAGCCAGCGGTCACGGACTGCGCGGTCACCGTCGAGTCGTTGAGGGCGCGCTCGAACGCCTTGGCCAGGCGCACCATGAGCATCGGCCGCGCGCTGCCGTCCGGGGCCGAGAGGAGCGCGTAGCCGCCCCACGCCCGGTCCGGGTGCTGCCCCAGGCTGCCGCCGGAGGTGACCGTGACGTAACCGGACTGCGGACCGCCGCCCCACAGGTGGGCCTCAAAGCAGATCCACAGCTCCTCGACCAGCACGGCGAGGCTGCGCACGTCGCTGGCGCGGGTGCGCACCCGGCGCGTCGGCCCCACACTGGCATAGTGGTACGGCGTGCCGGCCGTTTGCCCGGTGGCGTCCTGGTTCTGGACGTGCCGGTTGAACGAGTCCGCGAGCGCGTTCGCCGTGAGGATCAGGTTGGGCACGCTGTCGTTGAGCAACAGCACGGTGTTGTCCGTGTCCGGCGCCAGCGATTCGGCCGTGGCGTGGACCTTGACCAGCGACCGTGTGCGGTGTTTTTCGTACAGGTCCGTCAGGCCGAACCGGTCCCAGCGCGACCCGGTGCCGCCGCCGTTGATCGCGGATTTCACCTCGTCCAGCGTCGTCGGCGGTTCAGCGCACCATCCGAAGTAGCCGTCCACGCTGCGGTTGGTCGTCGACAGGTCGTGCGACGAGGCGCGCGTGGCGTGGGCCTGGAGCACGCTGTAGACGTGCTCGTAATAGGCAATGGTGTCGGACAGCGTGGCGACGCTGCCGGCGGTCATGATGTTGGTGGCGTCGGCGCTGGAGTGCAGCGTGCCCGCCGTCACCGGGTCGGACAGCCGGACCCGGTGCGCGTTGTACTTGGCCACGATGTCGTTGAGCCGCGTGCCGATGCTGGCCGTGGTTGCGGTCACCGCTGCCGTCGACGCGAGCGCGTCCGTCGTCGCGTCCGCCACGGTCGCGTGGACCTTGTACTCGTTCATTCCCAGGTGCTCGTTGTACGCGAGCACCAGCGACGTGAGCAGCGTGGCGTGGTAGGCGAGTTCCCGGTGCCCTGCCGACTCGATGGCGGCGATGGCGGCGACGACCTGCGCGACCTGCTCATCCCGGACCGCGACCCGCGCCGGGGCGGTGTTGCCCGGAGTGAGGCGCGCCGGGAACGGCACGATCTTCGTGGGCACCGCCTGGTTGTTGTAGACGTCCACGGCCAGCGTCGCCCGGTCCGTGCCGAAGCCGACCTCGCGGGACAGCGTGCGGTAGACCCACGCGGCAGCGCCGCCGTTGGGCACGTC